AAACTTGCCCATGATTGTATAGATGGATTTTCGTCACAGAATCTCATAAATGCAAATTCCCAACTACTTCTATAAGTTGGTGTGCGTCTACCTACATATTTGTTTGGATTTTTAAGGGTGTATTTTCCTTGTGCAAACTGCTTTGCCATGGTTTACCCCATGATGTTTCTTGCTTCTAGTGGAGTTTCGTTATTTGCTACTTTAAATCCAAGAGTGCTTGTTTTTTGTCTATTGAAGTTAAGCACTTGAGCAACTGTAAAACTTAATTGAACTCTATCCAAAGATTTTAAAGTATCTAAAAGTTCAAAAACTTTTATTCCATCTATTTTTGCTTGTTGCAATAAAACTGATCCTGTCGATTGTGCGGCTACTTTATCAAAACCTTTGTTTTCTAAAAAACCAATCACTGCGTCAACATCATTACTTGGAAATTCAAGTTGATATCCAAAGTAAGTACTAAAGTACCTATTAACTTCGTCTGAACTACTAGTATCTTGTTTTGGTGGTAAATTCAACTGTACCATATCTTACTCCTCTGCTAACATACCTTCAGCAGGACCACTTGGATTATTACTTGACGATGAACTTGAAAGAGAAAGTTCAGCTCCACTGCTTCCTCCACCAGACTTGAGATACTTTGCTCCACCGACTAACAATGCGGCTACTGCCGCTGTTCCGGCTCCTCCACCTCCACCGCCTCTAGGAAAGGCTGTGTTTGCAACACCACTAACATTAGTACCTACGGTTTGTCCTAAAGCATCTAATCCTGCTCCTAATAGTTCTCCACCTATTCCGGATTTTGATAAGTTACCTGCATTTTGTATTGTGTTGGCCGCTTTTAATACTGTGCCAAAACTTACATTGCCTCCTGAAATATCATCAAGTACACCAAAACCTCCAGCTAGAACTCCGCCTACACCAAGTAAACTAGATGCACCTCCGCCCATCAATGAATTCGGACTTGGTGTTTTATCATAATGTTCTTCTCCAAATCCCTTAGGTCCGCCTTTTCCTATTGCTCCTCTACTGTAATGGACAGTTTCATAATCTAGTGTCATGGTGTTTGCTACAGGATCGCTTACTGAGTTGTCCATTGTATCATGACCCCATTGACTGATTAAAGGATTTACTAGTGTCATTGCGGTATATTTTTTTCTAGACATTTGGTATATTACAATACTATTAAAAAAAGGTTCAAAGCTATCATTATCAAAACCGTATCGATATTGTGTTTCAGAAAATGCACTACCTCTATTAAATTGTGTTGCTGTTCTAAATTGTTTTTTTGTTGGATCTGGAGATCCGTCCGGCTGTACAGCGGAATAGTTTCCATCCCTATAATAATATCTATAGTATGCTTCCCACATAGCTGTTGTAACACCAAATGAATCATCATGAAATGTAAGTGTTACAGGAGTATAATCTATTCTTTTTTGTACAACACGTTTTCTATTATACTGATGCTTTACATCTGTTTGAATATTGTATTGAGGAAGTTGTACACTCTTAACTAACATATTTAATTCATTGGCATGTTTAGCTGTAAGTTGCGGAATTATAGATGCCGCTTGACTGTTAATATTAAAAGATACGTGATAAAGAAATTTTACTTTAGGCGATAATCTATGACTATCGTCAACATATAATCTTTGACCATGTTGATAGTCAGCAAGGTTACCTTTAGGGTTCAACGCCCCGGATACTACATTATCTAAAAAACCATTCAAGAAGCTCATGTAAATATTTATCCTATTGTATTAAGTGGGTATTTAATTATGTCATAAAAAAAGGGCCAAAAAGGCCCTTAATTTATTTTTGTTATTTGATTCTATGTAGAACCACCACCAGTAATTGCAGTATTAACTGTTCTACCTACTGCTGTACCTATTCCTGTTCCTTGTGGAGTTTGTATAGCATTGTCATATCTTATTGATAGGGCAACTGTAACTGGCTCTGAAGTTGCATAGTTTAGTGTATTGTAGTTTGCATTTTCTACATAACAACCATACAATTCAAAAGTTTCTAATACAGTCGGTGCATTTGCTCCGTTTCCACCATCAAGTATTTCAATTCTTGTAACAAACTTATAATCTGAACCAGAAGCCGCACTTGACATTTCAAAAAAGTCAAACTGTTTCTGTAACTGTTCGCCAACAAGTTTTTGAACATTATTGCTTACATCTTCTCTAAAGTTAATTGTAATAGGCTCCCAAGTATGTTTACCTGCTAGGTATACTCTTGAGTTGTAAATGTCAACTGTCATTTGATCAAATGTAACATTTGGTCTCGTAACATCTATTACTTGTTTAGTAAGTTCAGTTGTTGGACTTGAAGTTCCAAAGTTTTCTAACGATACCCTAAAACGGTATTGTAGTTTGGGCATCAACAGGCCTTGGTTGGACGCACTTGCGTTACTGTCCAGTGGTACTGTTAATCTTGAAAGTGTTGATATTGCCATCTATATGCTCCTATTACTTTTATTTATCCGTTTAGAGTCCTGCGATTTCTCCAGTATTTTTAAGTCTTAATGGAATGTAAATAAATTCCACTGCTTTTACTGGTTCTATTGCAATGTCTAAGTAAAGTTCATTTCTATCAATCCTTGCAGGTGTATTGTTAGACTCGTCACAAACTACTAGGAAGTCATATAATGCTCTTTGTGATACCAATTCAAGCATTAAACTGTCTGCTTGTGCCTTGATCTCATCACGTGTGATCTTATCGTTTGGTTCAAAGATATATGGTTTTGCTAGTTTTTTCAGTTGTGATCTTAAGTATACAACTAAACGTGCAACATTAATTCTATCTAATGCACTTGCATTTGCGGCTCTAGTCTTTTGACCAAAGTTGACAAGTCCTGCACCAGTTAAGAATGTAATTGGATTGACATTAACTTGTTGTAGTGTGTCTCTTTGTCCTTCATTTAATGCTATAGACTTAAATTCGCCTTCTGCATCAACAAATCCTGAAGCACTTGCATTTGTGATTCCGCCACGTCGTGTACCTGCTGGTGCAAACCACGGAAACGAAACTTGATCACTTAATGCCATAGTTCTTAGTATACCATGACTTGGTGGTACAATTACATTGTTACCTGCATTGTCACTTGTAAACAAGCTAGGATAAAACACACCTAAGTATTCACTGCTAGTAACTAGACCGTCATCATTATCTTCAACTGCTAGTGCAACATTATTACCCCAGTTGTTTAAGGTAGTTGCATCTGAAGTTAATCTAAACGGTGAGTCACCTACGATAAATGCTGTTAAGCCTCTATCATTGTTTAATGAATTCATTTCACCAATTAGTTCTGGATATCCTGGACATGCCATCAAGTTAAATAATCTTGATTCATCATCTCTTATATCTTGGTTACTGTTTACTAAAGATTGTAATGCTTGAACAATAACTTTTCTTTGTGCTTTTCTACCAAATGATCCTGAACCATCTGGTTGATTTGCAGACTCAGTTACCCATCTATGTGGATAGTATGTAGCCATACTTTCGTTATTCATTCTAACGTTGTTGTCAGTTGTAACAACATGATTACGTACAAATTTCTTAACATTAAATCCACTTCTACGTAAGTTCCAAACTAACATTCCTTTTGGATATAAAGCTGGATCTGGAGCATCAGTGTCTAAGTGATCACTTACAAGTAATTCTTTTATTGTGCCACTTGGTGCCACTGTAGCAGTACCACCTGATGTACCAAATCTAACATCAGCAAATAAAATGCCGTCTTCTGTTGTTTGATCACCTTCGTCCAATGCAATCCACTTGCTTAGATCTGCATTGTATCTATGTACTTGTGGATATGCTTCTAAGTCAGCAGTTGAAATCCAAAGATCTCCTGTGACTAATGGAGTTGTGTCAGACTGTTGTGTTGGCTCAGTTGCACTTACGATTGGACCGTCTGGAGAAGCATTAGGATAAACATTTCCATAACCTTTCCAAGTAGTTCCGTTGTGTACTAAAATATCAACTTCGTCAACAAGTGAACTATACCAAAGTCTACCGTTAGTTGTTAAGGCTGTCGGAGCATTTGGACTAGCTGAGTATGTTAAAATTTTCCAATTAGATGCATGGAAGTCTGAAGCACTATCACCTGTTGGTGCAGTATAAAGATTTGCTGTACCTAATTTTGTTGTGTAGTTGTAACCACTAAAGCCTATGTTTGCTAAAGCACCACTTGTGTCTTTAATGTGCATTTCTCCGCCATCGTTGTGTGTAATTTCAACTCTATTACTTGCGTCTACACTTGCAACAACGTTTGTAAATCCTGCACTGTTAATTGCACTTGCAATAGCGTCAGCATCTGCTGTGGCACCTGCCGCTGTAAATGATACAGTTGTATGTCCACTCATGCTTTCTTGGCCTACAAGGCTTTCTGCTATTGTAAATGTTTTAACACCTGCACCAATTGAACTTGCTGTTACAGCCGAAGATGTAATAGTTGTTCCACCAGTGGCATTTCTTGCAAATAATGTAAAGTCGCCTTCTTCATCACCTGCCAATGTAGTATGTGCTTGAATATAAACTTGTCCAAGTGTTAAGTTTATTCCACCACCTGATTTGTCTAAGTTATACAATGCAGAATTGTGTGTTGTGTACAATGGTGCTGATATAACTTCCCAAAGTTTAGTTGTGCTGTTATATTTTTTCACACTGTAGTTTGCACCCAAGTTTGCATTTGTAGTTTTTAACCAAACTGAACCAGTTGGTCTTGTTTGTGCATCTGCTGTTTTAAATTCAGGAACCTGTGTATGTGGCTTGATTACAAATGCCGGAGCATAATAAGTACCTGCTGTAATACCTAGGTCAGTTAATAATGATCCAGAAGCACCTGCACTAATCTGTATAGCACCGTCTTCATCTGTAGAACCATCTGTAGTAGAAGTACCATTACTGTAAATTTCTAATTTACCATCTATTACTGCTGAAGTTACACCAGTAATACCTGCACTATCTATTGCAGTTTCCATTGCTGATACTGTTGTACCTGAAATTGTTACTGTAGTTCCGTTAATTATTATAGTTTGTCCGTTTGTTAATGTTGGATTTGCCGCTGTCCCTGTGATTGTTGGCCAACTTGCTACCCAAGCCTGTTGTCCTACTTTGACCCATGTACCACTCTTGTTTTTGTAGTAAATCTTATTAACAGTTGTTGTTGTTACTACAGCATAGTCTCCAATTGCTCCTACTGAACCTTTTGGAATACCTGTGTTTGATTCACCTACTAATTGTGTGTTACTTGTGATTACTATAGGAACTTTATTTGTAAAAGACTGTCCACCAGTAACAGACGCTGGATTACCGTTCCATTGAAAAATACCGTATTTTGTTTGTGCAGTATCAAACCAAAATGTTCCATTTGCTGGAGCCGCCGCTGGTGCGTTTGCACTAGGCTCAATCTCAGCAAGGTCTACATCTGCTCTAACAACAAATGCTCTATTGCTAACACCTAGATAAGAATATGCCGCTTGTAATCCATACTCATTAAGCTCTCCGCCGTTGATTGGATTATTGTTTGTGTCTGTTTTGAAGATCGGGTCTCCAAATGTTTCTGTAAGATCCCTTTGTGAAGTAATTAAGTAAGGGGTCCCTGCTTTTGCTTTGGTTGTACCTGATGCTGTAGCTGTGCCTGATCCGTTTTTCTTGTCTTGTGCAGACACAACAAAAATCATAGGCGTTGTACCTGGTTCAGCTGGCGTGTAAAAACTTTCGTCTACTACACTTACTTGTACACCTGGTGATACTAAATTTGCCATTTATGTTCTCCTGTAATATAACAACTGTTAAAAGTATTTATACGATTTTTGAAAAATATACCTAGAAAGCCACATATAAAAGGGGGTAAAAAGGTATGGTAAATACAATATGCGTCCGTTATGCGAATACTGTAAACAAAAACCAGCCGCTGTTAATTATAAAAAAGCAGGCAAAACGTATTATCGTAAGCAATGTGAAAGGTGTCTACACAACGGAAAAAATAGGGGTATACCTAATTGGTATAAAGCAGGATACAGAATAAAAAATGAATGTGACAAGTGTGGCTTTGTCGGACAGCCTGAACAATTCAATGTCTACCATATAGACGGTGTTCTTACAAACATAAGTTTTAGTAATTTAAAAACTATTTGTGCTAATTGCCAACGGCTTCTGCAGAAGCGTGGAGTAAAGTGGAAGCAAGGCGACCTTGTACCTGACTTTTAAGGTCTTCTTTTGTTCCTTCGTTGTATATATTAAAATCAAATGATGCTGAAGCCCACCGCCATTCGCTAGGATGCACATCAGTTGGTTCTAATCCTAAATCCTGATATTGTCTAAACCACAATGGATCTGGACCTCTTTTTACACACCAAACTTTGCCTCCAAGGCTCTTAATAATTTCTATTTCATTTGTAAACCTTACATCAGGAATAACAAAATTTTGTTGGGGGTTTTCTACAATTTCTTTTTTGACAAAACTTACCCATACACCATCAAAAAACCCATTACGCATACAATCAGTGCCAAATTCTTGCAAAACTAATCTTGGTGTTATTTCTCTTCCTGTTTCATTAGTCCAAAATTCGTCCTTTTGCTCACGCCAATATCTGCTTTCGGATGTCTCTCCTTCTAGCATATCTCTATCCCAATCAAATAGCACAGAAACTGCATCTTTGAGTTTATCTGCAAAACTTATCTTTTTGAATTTATGTTGTTCAACCAGAACATCTGCCACGGTGCCTTTACCACTACCAATTAAGCCACAAATACCAATAATCATAATGAATCCTTATACTGTAATTAGTATACTGGACATTAATTATTTTGTCAAGTGATTTTTAGCCAATTGTGAAACCATAACCAACACCACCACTTACCTGCATAGCGACATCGTTTTCTAGTTTCTCAAGTTCTGCTTGTGCTTCTGCCTTTAGAGCATCGCCATTAAGTGCTGATCCTCCTTGTGGACCTGCTATAGTGGCAAATTTGGATCTAGCTTCCCCTAGCATAAATTTACACTTTGCAAGTGTATAATCCTTAATCCATTGTTTTGCAAGATAGTCATCTAATAACTCAAAATCTGGTCTATAATTATAAACATATAGCAAGATATCTTCTTCTGCACGAGGACGCTGTAATAGAGTTAATTTTTTTGTAGTTGTATTCCATTTGAATTCAATGAACGAACCAAACATTCTTCCTACTAATTCCTGGTAACCTGCAAATGCATTGTATGTTGCGAGGCCACCCATATTAGAACTAGCTAATAGGTATGTATTTGTGTAAGCAAGATTAAATGGTTCAAATAGTGTACCACCATCGCCTCCACCTGTTCTACTGCCTATGCTTCTTCTAAATAATTTCCTTACTTCTACTACTTCAGATGGTAACGTATAACT